GCTGCTCATGAGAATGGCGTGAAACTGCGTGGACATACATTGGTATGGCATCAGCAGACACCGAAGTATTTCTTCCAGCAGAATTATAAAATTACGACAGGACAGAAGTACAACACATCCAAAGAGTGCATGGATACGCGTCTTGAGTTCTATGTTAAGACAGTTATGAACCATGTATTGAGCAGTAAGTATGCAGATTGTTTATACTCCTACGATGTAGTAAATGAGTATCTGCACAGTGCAAATGCGGAGAAAGACTCCAAGAATATTACTTATTGGGGATTGATTTACGGCACATATGATAAGTCTGTGAAAGACCATGGTGTGACACTTCGTCCTTCTTATGTAAAGGATGCTTTCAAATATGCACACGAAATGCTTGTAAAATATGACCGTTTGGATGTAAAACTGATTTATAACGATTATAACTGCTATCAGAATCCGGAAAATATCATTCACCTGGTAGATTACATTAACAGTGATGGTAAAGTATGTGATGGTATTGGTATGCAGTCACACTTGGATATTACGGATTCGTTCCACAGTGCAACAAACTATGCAAAGGCATTGGAGTACTTCCGTCTGAACTGCCCGGATTTGGAGATTCAGATTACAGAGCTTGATGCAACAATGGTTAGTACAGAGGACAAGCCATTGACGGATGAAGATCAGGCAGCATACTATGACCAGATTATGAATGCGATTTTGACTAACAAGAAAAATGGCGGCAACATCACAGCATTGATTATCTGGAGTTTGTATGATGGTGTATCATGGAGACCGGCAAAATTCCCATGTCTGTTCAATGGTTTGTATATGCCAAAAGCTGCATTCTATGCTGTAATTGATGCGAAAAAGCAGTATTGGGATTAGCTAATATAGAGATATGGTGATACACACATATAATGTTGCTTATATATACCATAAATCTTATAAAGTGATTGCTATTTCATTATTAAAATGATAAAATATAAGTACGTATACGAGTACTTATACAGATAAAAAAGCGCTACTCGAATCGGGTAGTGCTTTTTTTATAAAAACATAAAAAAGGAGGTCAAGACATTGAAGAGACAGATGAAGAAACTCATTGTTTCCGCTGTAGCTCTTTCTCTTGTTATTCCTGCGCTTAGCGCACCAAAGGCAGAGGCTGCAAAGAAGCCATCTTTGGTAAAAAAAGGTTTTCTGTAAAAGCAGGTAAAACAAAGAAAGTTACAGTGAAAGGTGTTAAGACAAAGCAGATTAAGAAGACAACTTGGTCTGTGAAAAGCAAGAAGGTTGTCACGCTTTCTAAGAAAAAGAAAAACAGCGTAACAATCAAAGGTAAAAAGGCAGGAAAGACAGATTTTGACTGCCAAAATCAAAGTAGGTAAAAAGACCTACAAAAAGACTTGTAAAATTACAGTCAAAAAAGCAGGCAAAGTAACAGTAACAAAAGCACCGGTGGCAACACCGACCGCACCGGCAAAGGTAACTGATACACCGGGAGCAAAAGCTACGGCTACACCGACGGCTGCACCGACAGCAGTTCCTACACTGCGTGCACTTGACCAGGGTTACAAAACGGCAAAGGCACCGGAAGCAAAAGACCCGGATACATTTCCTACAACAGTGCCGGAAGCAAAGGTTGACCCGGCAACAGCAACTGTGTATGATGAAGATTTTGAGGATGTAGAAACGGTGACAAAGTCGACGGACTGCGTAAACGAGGATACTCCGGATCCGGAAGGATTGCAAAGATGGATTCTTCGCTCGTTCTCAGATGATAACAACACCGGAAAAGATTATCTGGAGGTTGTTGATTCGAGTACACTTCAAACAGCAAACAGTGCAGTTGGCAAGAAAGTTCTCAAATGCCACCGTGAAGCAAATTCAAAGAGTTGGCAGGGAGCTATGCTTAATCTGTCAAAGAAATTAGAAGGTGGTGCTACTTACCGCGTTTCCTTTACTGCCTACAGCGAAGTGTCTTCATTGAATTTTAACGAACAGGTGATTCCGATTGAAGGTGGCGATGAGTCTTATTCCTATATGCCGACTCGTATCACGGCATANGGCGACCGTGGCCGAAGTGGTCGACAGCCGCGCCTTTTCCGACTTCTGTGGAGTTGAGTCCAGCAATCAGGTACCGGACGGAGACACGCTGGGTCGATTCCGCAATCTGCTGATTGAGAATAATCTGCAGCAGCGCCTGTTCACACAGGTCGTGGCTCTGCTGACAGAACGTAACCTTATTCTCAAGAAGGGCACGATTGTCGACTCAACCTTCATTGAGGCACCGTCTTCCACCAAAAACAAGGACAAGAAGCGAGACCCGGAGGCGCATTCTGCCAAGAAAGGCAACACATGGCACTTTGGGTATAAGGCTCATGTGGGAGTTGACCATGAAACCGGCATTGTGCATTCACTCAAAGTCACATCCGCCAACAAACACGATGTCTGCATGATGGCAGAGATTCTGACTGGAGAGGAGGTAGTCGTTTACGGAGACAGCGGCTATCTCGGAGCCGAAAAGCGCCCTGAAGCGGTAACCACAAACCAATCCGGCAAGCGCATTCATTACAAAATCAATCGTCGTCCATCCCAGAGCAGGCACAATTCCAATCGCTCCAAAGCACAGATCAAGCGCAGAGAGCACGAGAAATCTTCAGTACGAGCCAAAGTTGAACATGTCTTCGCTGTTGTGAAGCAGCAACTGCATTTCCGTAAAACGCGATACCGAGGTCTGCGAAAACAGACCGCAAAATTGAATATCCTGTTCGCACTGGCGAATCTAATTCTGGCTGACAGACCCTGTCTGGCAGCTTGAGTTAGTGCGCACATGTTCTTTTTCCCTCCTTCCTACGCCATACGGCCTCGGTGGCCGTGGAGCGGGTGGACTTCTTGCGGCCGCAGGTTTCTACGATCCCCATGTCTTTGAGTTCTGAGAGCCTCGGTGCCACATAGTTGCGGTTATAATAGGGGATCTGGTGTGTTGCCACCAGCTCGTCGGTGATCTCGCTTACCGTCATTTCTCTGTCGCCCAGCGTTTCAAGGATCAGGCGGCTGCGTTCCTTTACTTTGGGGAGTACAGCCTCATAGCTCGCCTTTCTGGTTTCTTTGGTTGTCTTGTCCATTTAAGCCTCCTTTTTTTCGTTGTAGTTCAGTTCTATGCCTTCCAGCAATTTGAGCACGCCGCTGAGGTATTGCACCCGGTACGGTTCGAGCTCGTCCTGCTTCATGTATTTGCGGCCGTAGGTGGCTTTCATATCCCGCCAGACTTCCCACGGCACCCGGTAGAAGTCTTGCAGCCCGAAGCTCACCATGATAAAGGCGGCAGCTCCGAGGCTGTGGTGCTCTGTGAGGCTGTCGATCTGCTCCTGCGTCAGCCGTCCGTATTCGATCCGGTCGCTGTCGGTTTGTTTTGCCTCAAATACGACGGCCCGGCCGCCGGTGAGCGTCCCCTTAAAATCTGGCTGTCCTGCTTTGGTGTAACAGGCAAGAAACTGGCCTTTCCGGTTCGGTGGACGGAGCGGGCGCATGGGCTCCGGCGTTTTTTCAATGAAGGCCACGCCCTTGTCCTTGTACCAGTTCAGGCTCGCAGTGAGCATGTTCTCGAAGCGTTCGCCTGCCCGTTTGCTCTGGAGTCCTCTCTGGCTTCTCTGGACGTTTGAGAGGGCAGCGGCAGCAGTTGGATCCGCGTAGCCTTCGCCGTTCTTTCCCGGCATATAATCCCAGCTCATACTTTTACCTCGTCGAGCTTTTTCGGTGCGTCGCTCCAGACGATCATAAAATCGGATCCTCTGTTTTGCCTGAGCTCTTTTAGGACAAGCTCCAGTAAATCATAAGAGAGGCGTACAGCGGCGGTGTCGTCCTCTTTTTCCTCCGGGAAGTGCAGCAGCAGTTCGCCGAGCGGTTTTTCCTCCTGCTGCCCCTGCCGGTAAACCTCCGCAGCGTCGCGGATCGGGATCCCGTGCTCTCTGGCATATTCGATCTCGCGGCTCATTCCTTCGCTTGGGTTCTCTATTCCGTACACCCATAACTCGTCGCATATATCCAGCAGCGCGATCCCCATGTCCATGCCGAGGGCCCTCTCGTCAGGGTTCAGTTCGTCGAGGAACTGGGTAAAATAGACATGCGGCGCGATCGGTATCACGTCTGGGAAAAGCTCGACGGCCTCCCGGCAGTAGCCCTGTGCTTTGATGATGTTCTTTTCAATGTCTCCCCGGCAGGGGGAGCAGATATAAATTAAGCGTTTCCTCATGCTGTGGCTCCTTTCGTCAATTTTCCGAGCAGTTCGTTGTAAAGCTGCCGGTAAAGATCCCGCTCTGTCTCCAGTTTAAGGATCCGAGTGTCCGGTTCCTCCTGTGTCGCTTGGACGAGTTGAGGCTGTTCGCTTTTCATCTTTTCCAGCAGCGCGTCCAGTTCCTCTTTCGTCGGCTCTCTGGTAACTTCCACGCGCCCGAAGTCGATCCCTAAAGAGATCGCCAGAGCCGTGTCCACCGCCGCAAGCTCGTTTTTGGTCAACTCGCCGATCCACGTCCCGATCCGGCGGGTGCTTATGCTGTTTACCTGTTCGCACAGAATAGTGGAAGGAGAGAGGGCACTCCGAGTGAATACATGCGTCGGGAGGTCTGTCTTTGGCTTGGTGGTCATGTAGACAACTTCCACCACGTCGCTGTGCTCATTGTTCAGGTCGTTTGATACAATCACCGCCGGACGATCGCCGCGCTGTTCGCTGCCTTCCTCCCGGTGCGTGCTTTTGATAAAATAAATTTCTCCGCGTTTCATTAAGTTGCTCCTTCCCGGCAGCAGGCGTCAAGCCTCTGCCTGATCATTTCGCAATAGTTCGGGTTAATCTCTATCCCGATAAAGTCCCGGCCCTCCTGCATGGCTACCTCTCCAGTGGTTCCGCTTCCTGCGAAGGGATCCAGCACTGTGTCGCCGGGCCTGCTGCCTGCCAGAATACACGGCCGCACCAGTTCCTCCGGGAACGTGGCGAAGTGTGCGCCTTTATACGGCCGCGTGGCGATCGTCCAGACGCTACGCCGGTTCCGCTTGCCGGTTTCATTTACGGCGAGCCCGTGACTTTCCCGCTCCACGGCGGCGCTGTTTGCTTTGGCCCGGTCGTGTGTGTAGGCGTTGCCGCCTCTGAATGTCTTTGCATTTCCCCGCCGTCTTGCGTTCGGGTTCTGGCTGCCGGGGAAGCCTGCGGCCGGTTCTTTTATGGCTTCGGCGTCGTAGTAGTAGCGCTCGCTTTTGCTGAGCAGGAAAATGTATTCATGCGCCCGCGTCGGCCTGTCCTTGCAGCTTTCCGGCATGGCGTTGGGCTTTTGCCAGATAATGTCCGCTCGCAGGTACCAGCCGTCTGCTCTGAGGGCGAAGGCCAGCAGCCACGGGATCCCGATCAGGTCTTTGCGTTTGCAGCCCGTCGTCTGCGAGTCGGATCTGGTGGCGTAGCTGTCGCCGATATTGAGCCAGAGCGTGCCGTCGTCTCTCAGCACCCGGCGCGCTTCTCTGAATATTTCAACGAGCTTTTCGGTGTATTCGTCACGNCGTTTCTTCAAGGCCGATCTGCCCGTTCGTTTCGTAGTTCCTCAGTCCGAAGTAGGGAGGCGAAGTTATGCAGGCGCTGCAGCAGGCGGTCGGGAGTGTTCTCAGAGCCTCCAGAGCGTCGGCGTTTATGATTTGCATTTTTGTTCACCTCCTTATGTGTACCGAATAAAAATCCGGGCCGTAAAATTTCATTCATCATATCGAAACACTTTTTCCCATGCCGAGCCCTTTGCCGCGACGGCACCCAGATTTCTGGCGGGTTCCATATTTCGGGATTATTTTCGGCTGGATTATAGTCTGGGTTTCTTATCCACTGGCCGCCACCTATGCAATATTCATATTGTCGCGGGTGAGTTTTTCGCCAGACGTCGAAATCGTGTCTCGCCTTTTTCTAAATGGCAGCCATAAGCACAGAATATGCAGCCCGTCCTCTGGCAGCCGGTACAGTGCAGTTGTGCTTTAGGATCAAAACTCTGGAAATACTCGAAGCCGTTTGTGTCGTCCGAAACTACGTCTCCATATACCGAGCAGATCGTGATGTTATAGTTTTTGATATAACGGAGGACGTCTTGCTCTGTCCAAAAAGCCATAGGATTGCTTTCGGGACGTTTTGCTGAAAATGCGTTGCAGCCGGTTTTGATCCATGCGCTTGTCCGTTTTCTGCTTTCTTCCGCAAGCATACCGAGAAGCGGGTGGGTTCCAGTTTGCGTTTCATAGCGTAGCGTCGGAAATTTTTTCATGTAATCACAACATGAAGCACCGATTTTCACCGGCAAATAGTACATAGGCAAATATTTTTCGCAGTTGTACGCTGATATGTTTCCGTTTTTATCCAGTGCTTTTCCGTGGAGTTTGGCCCGCCTTGTTGTGCTTCCTTTTCGGCCCTTTTCTATGCAATCGCTCACCTCTTTACTGATCACCGGGTAGCCGTGAGTTTCGATAACCTGCTTAAAGAGCACAATGTCGTCTTTCTTTTTTCCGTGCCACTTTCCGGCCCGCCCCCACCGTGGCCTGATCTCTGTTACATTTTTCTGTTCAAGTGCGAATTTCCTGATTTCCGGGTATTCGAGCCCAGTATTTACATATATCGCCGGTATATCTGGAAACGCCCGGCGAGCCAGATCTAAAAGCACAGTGCTGTCCTTGCCACCGCTAAAGCTGATATATACCTTTCCCTCGTAGCGCAGGTACCACTCAATAATGCGTGTTTGGGTGATCTGGATTTTTCGCTCCAGCGGAAGGGCTTGCAGTTCCCTGAGTCGTTTTGCGTCATGCACTCCATTGTCAGCCATTGTCAGCCTCCCCAGCCTCCAGAGCCAGAGGATCCGCTGCGGCTATCATGTCCCGCCTGCTCCAGCCCGCCAGCGTTTCGTATTCCCGTTCTTTATCCCGGCGGCCCTGTTCTCTGTCAGCGAGTAGCTTCTGGCCCTTGTCTGGCAGGGCAGCGGCCACGGCGTCGATCGTGGCGGTGAGTTCTCCCGGCGTCATGCCTCTGGCCTTTTCCCGCTCGTACATTGGCGTGTATTGCTGCATGAAGGCCACGCGATCCATGCCCGGCTTGCCGCCCACGCAGTAGCTCCGGTGCATTTCCCAGAGGTTGCCCCAGCCGATTGCTTCGACGGCCCGCGCTACAAGAGGCGGGAGCTGGTGGTTCAGATCCCCGTGGTTGAATTGCCCGGCAGAGTAGAGAAGGTCACTGACAGCAAGCCACGCTTTGTCCGGTGGGATCAGGTCAGGGTGCGTAATCTCCAGAAGGATCTCCCGGAGTTCTGCTACACTGGGCGGCCATTTGCTCGTCGCTATGTGCTTTTTGACGGCCAGCGCCACCAGAGCGGCCTCCACGTCCTCGAACATCATAGCCCAGAGGTTGACAGTTGCCTTGACGCTCTCGGCGTCCTTGAATTTGTCAAAATTCGGGTATGCGGTGACGACGATCGCCACGAGCTGAGCCGCGTCTTTCTTGGTCATTGGCTGCCGCCTCCTTCCTCGTCTGCGATAATACCGGCGAGCACGTCCATGGTGTTGACTCTGCCCGGCTGCGCCTGCTGCCGTTGGTCAAACGGTTGCCGGTCGGTGTTGTATTTGCCTTCGAGCACCTTCGCCATGTTTTCGCTGTTCATCAGCCAGTTAAAGTCTGCCGTCCAGTTCCGGGAGTTTCGGCCTTTCAGGAATGGCGAAGCCTCGGCCAGCTCGAACAGTTCCCGGAAGGTGTCGAGGCTCTGGCCGTATTCCTTCCAGCGGGCCGCGATCGCCTTCTTTCGGTTGGCGCTCACCTTGCGCAGCTTCGGGTAGCTCACGCAGATCGTGTGATACAGATCCGTGATTTCTTTGAAGGGCGTCGGCCCTGCCGACAAAACGCTGTTAAGCGTTTCAGATCCTTCCTCTGGTGTAGTCTGGTCTACTCTGCTTTGGTCTGGTGTAGTCTGGTCTACTCTGCCTCCGGTTTTCCCTCGTCCGTTCTCCGTTTCGTTTGCGGTCTGTCCGGCGGTCGTTCCGCCGGTCGGTCTGCGGTCGGCAGACGCAGCGGCCCGACGACGGCGGGATCGGAGCTTTTCAGCCTCCCGCTGGTCGATCAGCTTTCCGGTGTACTCGTACCAGTCGTGGATCTCCAGCACTCCGGCCTCGTTTTCGTCCAAAAGTCCGGCGTTTTTCATGGCTTCCACGAAGTCGTCCGGCGCTTTGTCCCACTGTGCTGCGCGTGCTATGTTCCGGTTGCTGATCCCCTCCAGTGATCCGCTCGGCGTGTTATCCAGCGCCCAGAGCCAGAAGGAAACGAGCAGCCCCAGCATGTGAACGGGCTCGATCTCCAGCTCGTCAGCAGCAGAAAATAATTTTCTGTGATCTTTTAGCTGTTGGTGAATTTGGATCCATGCCACTGTGCGCACCTCCTTTCGTTCGTGGTTGCTTATTGGTCATTTTTTCGTTGTCCGTGGTCTGTCCGGCGGTCGTCCGTCGGTTAATTCCACGGGAGATCACCCTCTGCGCCTTCCGGTATCTCCATGAAGCTGTCCCCGGCACTTTGCTGTCCGGTGCTGCCATTTGCGCCGCCTCCCCCGTTGTTACTGTCCGCGAAGTAGATCCGGGAAGCGGTGACTTCCACGGCCTTGCGGTTCTTTCCGTCGTTGTCCTTCCATTTCCGCGTTGTGATCCGTCCCTCGATCACGATCTGGCGGCCTTTGGTGAGGTATTTCCCGCAGAACTCGGCCCAGTTATCCCATGCCACAATCGGGATATAGTCTGGCGGGGTGTCCTTGTTTTTGCTTGGCACCGGTACGGCGAGATCAAAGTTTGCCACCGGCTTGCCGCTTGGTGTGTATCTGATTTCCGGCTCCTGAGCCAGACGGCCCAGAAGCGTTACATGGTTAAGCATTGGTATTTCCTCCTTGTCCTTGTCTCCTTGCCGCGTCCAGTGAGTTGCAGATTTCATCATACTGGGCCCGCGTCAGGTAGTGCGGATCCTGCTGCCCCGTATTTTCTGGAGGATCCGCTCGTTGATTTGCTGTTCTGTCCAGCCCACGTCCTCGCCCTTGCGATACATACGGGTGAGCTGCGCCTTTGAGAGCGGCGTCTGAGCGCCTGTGTGCCCGTTCTGGGCGGTTTGTCCGGCCGATGGGGTATTTCTACCCGCCGGGGCGTTCTGAGGCGCTGTGCCTTGATTTCGGGGCGTGGTCTGCTGCTGAGGCTGTCCCCGCTCCGGTTAAGTCGTTCATGTCGGGATCGTCGTCGCCCTGATCAATT